AAGGAGATCAAGGACTCTGCCCCGTATGATACAGGGCGTTACATGAGTTCTTGGTTTTACGAGCGTAAAGAATCAATGAAGTATGCAATTATAAGTCAAAATTCATACGTTCCTTACAATACGTTTCTTGTGTTTGGCACAGAGAAATTCAAACCGATTGCCAATGAACCACGCTACAAGTATCCTGATTCTGATCGTGGTATTATCCATGATGTAAGACAGATTAAGTTTATCTATAGTATTAAACTTGGTCAGTTAATTAAGCGTGTGAACTTACTTAATGCAAATATATCATTAGCGGGGTTATAATGGATATAGATGGTGTTTTAAAGGAACTTGCAGATTTTATTGAAGATAAAGTTCCAGAACTTGATAATAAGGTTACTACCATTTATCCCGAATCAAAAAGATTCGCTCCTCCTACCGTTGTAATAGATATTGTAGCGGGAAGAGAAACCCTAATCATCGATGGAACAAAGACACATGAATTAGTGCGTGTTGCAATCATTTCTGATAAGAAGAGTGAGATCAATCGCATTTTTAAATTGATTACAGATGCTTTTCTGGATTATGGACGGGAACTTACATTATGCGCTTATGGTGGTGTAAGTTATATTTCTCCCGTTGCTCCTGCATTTGTTGAAAAGAATAGTGCAATGAAACGTGAATTGGATATTGTTGTAATTGAATTTAGAAAGAGAGGTTAACTATTATGGGACAAAACGCAGGTTATACTACAATCGTTGAATATATTAAAGAGACTTCATTTGGCACAAAGCCTACTAATCCCAAAATGGCTTGGATTGGTATTGTTACTGATGCTAAGTTTACGGATAAACCAAAGTCATTTTCCACGCGGTATTTTACGGATGCTGCCTACACTGATCCGAAGTCTGCTGCCTATAAGCATATTAAGACTGTGATGGAAGCAGGCGTAGAGATTGAGTATGTGCCACAGGACATTATGAGTGGTTTCATTGGGTTTGCGCTTGGTGGTGATGATACTACTTGCACAGGACTTATAGATGGTATTAATTCCGTTACGATTGGTGCAATTATCACAGGTGGAACGAATAAGTATCTTCTCTACGAGGGATGTGTAGTTGATGAGTTTACGCTCACCATTCCTGAAGATGATGTGCTGAAGTGTTCTGCTAAGTTTACTGCTGCTGATGCTGCCGCACCTTCCGCTACTGATTACAAGGGAACGGGTAGTAATGCAACGGAGAGCACCGATGCAATGCTTACGTGTGATGATATTAGTGCCATTAAGTTAAGTGTAGACAATGGGACTACCTGGGCTGATGCTACTGATATTGTGCGTGAGATTGAGTTGTCTATCTCGAATAAGAATGTCTACCTCAAGGATCTTGCCTCTGCTAACAGCACCCACATTGCAGGTGTTGTAAACGTGGGTAAGGATGTTAAACTTGGTCTTGAACTATATTATGATGATCTTGACCTGCTTACACAGGTTCGAGCACTTACTGAGTGTGGATTTAAGTTTACGTGTGATAGCAAGACTTTCACGCTTACGGGTGTTCAGTTCCCCGAGTATCCCCTTGATGTCAAGCCTGATGAGGTTATTGGGGATAAATTGGAATCGCTGCAAGTTACCGGGCTTACCATAGTGGATGTTCGCTGCCTTCAAAAGGCAGAGGAAAGTCCGGACACCATAGGGCAGGATACTTCCTACGGGAAGCTGCAGTAATGCAAAGCAAGCTCCACAGAAATAAACCGTCATTTTTGTTTTTTAGGAATGGCAAGGGTGAAATGGTGGTGTAAGAGACCACCGGAAATCCTGGTGACAGGATTTGCCAGGAAAGCCTTATCCGGTGCAATGCCAAATAGGGAAGCCAAGAAGTGTTGCCCGCACGATTATGGCTTCCGGGTAGGCAGCTAAAGTCCATTCGTGAGAATGGATGTAGAGGAATGGACATCAACCTCCTGATATAAGGAGGTACAGAATCCGGCTTATTATTTTCCCGTGAGTTTTCCTCTTTTTAAATTAATATCCTTCCCTAAACCATAATACCAACTGTAAAGCAAATCCTACCTTCCTTAGAACCAATAGCTTATGAAAGATAAATCCACCCAATTATTTTTTCCTCTTGATGGGTTGCTTATGTCCAGCTCATGTCCAACTCATGTCCAGCTTATGTCCGATTTGGACATAATCTTTACATCAGTAATGGATAAACTGCTAAGAAAGAAGAAATAAACTGCAGAG